TGAGGCCGTAGCCGTAGCAGATCGGCAGCCGCTCGAGCCCCCAGTCGCGGTACAGGTCGAGCACCCCGTCGACCAGCACCTCGTCGCCGCCCGAGTCTCGCCGTCCCGTCGGGCGCCCCTCGACGCAGAACGCGGCGAAACAACCGTCCTCGTCCTCGAGCCACGCCTCGTAGAGCGTGACCTGGTCGAGCGAGGAGCCGCCCGAGCCGCCCACGAGCGCGAGGCCAGGGGCGACCTCGGCCGTGGATGGCGTCATCTTGGCGTCGTCCATCCCCTCCCAGCGCCAGCCGTCTCGGATCAGCTGGGAGCGGCTGTGCTGGGAGCGGACCAGCAGCCCGTCGACCGTGACCTTGCGCCTGGGCCCCGTGATGCGGGGGTTGATCGGGACGCACTGCAGACGGGAGAGCAGGCGGACCTCGAACGGGAAGTGCCGCGCCATGTAGTCGAGCTTGGCCGCGGAGTAGGCGCGGGCGGTCTTGCTGCCGTCGGGTGCGCCGTCGTAGTCGTCCTCGTCGGGGGACCGGCCCTTGCTGTCTCGGGTGTAGCGGCGGTGGTACCCGGCTTCCTCGCCGGCCTCGTCGTACTCGTACAGCTCGGGCAGCTTGCCGTAGCCGAACTGGGCGTCTCGGAGCTGGACGATGCCCGCCATCTCGCCCTCGATCACCAGCATGTCGGCGGCGTCGTCGCGGGAGAACAGCTCCTCCATCGCGGAGTGCCCCCACAATTCGAGGCGGGTGGCCGTCGTCTCAGCTTGGATGCCCGTCCCGATCGGGTGGCGGACCAGCGCCAGCTCGCGCGACGCGATCTTGTTGACCAGGTGGAGCGGGACGGTCTGCTGCTCGGGCCCGTCGAAGCAGCGGTCTTTGAACCCCTGCATGTCGGGGTCGATCGGGGTCTTCTTCTCGCCGAGCACGGTCGCGCGGCTGGCCTCGATGCGCAGCCGTGAGCGCTCCATCGTGTCCCAGTAGGACGCCTGCAGCTCCAGCATCGAGCGCACCGGGAAGCGCCCGCTCGAGACCCGGCGGGTCGGGTCCGCGACCATCAGGACCCCCCGACCAGGTAGAATGCAGTGCACGAAACCCCCGCGATGCTTGGGGCATCCGGGGGCGTGACACCGACTGTTAGGAGCAGCCGATGTACCCTGAGCTTACCACGCGACAGACCCGTCTCTTCTGGGCGAAGGTCGCCCCGCCCGATGCCGGGGGTTGCCGCGACTGGCTGGGATCTCGCAACCGGACGGGCTACGGGCAAGCCTGGATTCGCCGCCGCGCCTATCTCGCCCACCGTCTCGCGTTCTTGCTGGCCGGCGGCGTGCTCGGCGACGAGACACCGTTGGTCTGCCACCGCTGCAACCGCTCGATCTGCTGCGAGCCGGGCCACCTGTACGCCGACGATCACGCCGGCAACATGCGCTACAAGAGGGAGCAAGCGCGCGGTGCGGTTGGCGACCGCAACGGGACACGACTGCATCCCGAGCGGGTCGCCAGGGGCGAGCGCCAGGGCCTCTCCAGGCTGACGGCCGAGCAGGTCCAGGCGATACGCGGCGTCCGCGCTCGGGGAGCAACCTTCACGTCGATAGCCCAGCGCCTCGGCGTGGCTCGGTCCACGGTGGCGCGAGCCATCAAGGGCGAAACCTGGGCGCACGTTACCTAGCAGCATCACCCGACCACCAGCCGACGGGCAGCCCGATACATCTCGGCCAGTTCGGGCTGCCCGTCGGGGGCAAAACACAGCATTAGCGCCTCGGCCCGGTCGGGGCTCTTGATGCCACGTCGCACCGCGTCCTCCTTGCGCTCGATCTTGACCCGTCCGCGGAGGTCGTGGTCGTACTTGAGGCCGGCCAGCTGGCCGAGCAGCAGCCGGTCGGTCAAGCCCTTGACCGTGCCATCCTTGAACCGCTCGCGCAGGCCCCAGTAGTACTCGGCTTTCAGGTTGGCGAACCGTTCGCGGGCCTCGTCGCTGGTTGGGGCCGATCCGACGTTGACGTCGCGGACCGTGACGCCTGCGTCCTGGAGCGAGCGGGCGAGGTAGTGGCCGATGCCGGCCGTGTCGACGGCGACCCTGGTGAGGCCGCGGTGTCGCCAGGTGCGCAGCGCATCCAGGATGTGCCCCCGTGGGTCGGGGTCCAGCCAGGCGTGGAGCTCGAGGATGGCATCGCCCTGGCGCACACAGAGCACGGTCTCCGCCTCGCCAGGTCCTGCAACGTCAAGGCCCCCGACCACGGCTCCAGCCTTTGGATCGTAGGTTGCCGGCCTCGCTCGGGCGTCATCGAGCCACCTCCACTCGATCAGGGCTGAGGCCTGGTCGGCGATGAACTCGGCTTCCAATTCCTGCCGCGCGAAGTCACCGCTGTACTGCGAGCGCAGGCTCGAGACGAACGCCTGGTCGACGAACGGGTTCTGCGCGGTCGCGGCTCGGTGCACGGCGGTCTGGTCGGTCGCGTCCACGACGAAGGTTTGGTAGACCCAGTTCATCCCTTTGGGGGTGGTCGTGAGCCAGGCTTCGCCGAGCTCGCCGTGCTGCCGGAGCCGGCCGATGGTGATCGGCCAGGTTGAGGGGTGGCAGAGGGCGGCCTCGTCGATCCAGGCCCAGGCGGCGTTTGGGCCGCGGAGGCGCTCGGGGTCGTCGGCCGATCGGAAGATGACCTCGTCGCCCGTCTTGAGCACCAGCCGCATCTCGTTGCCGACCACGCGCTCGACGAGCGGGGCCCAGACGTCGAGGGCCGTGCGCCAGGTGGCGTCGCGGAGCATCGGGTAGGACGGTGAGACCACGAGTCCGAGTGAGGGGCGGGCGACGCCGAAGCGGCGCAGCAGGGCGCGGGCAGCCCCTGCGTAGGTCTTGCCGGCCCCCACGCCGCCGACGAACAGCACGAACGGGTGCGGGTCGTCCACGAAGTCGCACTGCGTGTCCGAGAGGCGGAGCCTGCGGCCCCCGCTAGCCGGCGCTTCGGCGATCATCAACGCGCTCCACCACGATCCGGAGGGGGCCGCCGTCGCCGCCTGTCAGGGCCGCCTTCGGCTCCCAGAGGCCGGCGAGCTGGAACAGCCACTGCGCGTGTGGCAGGCTGCCCTTCTTGGCCTCGGCGATCTGCGCCCCGAGCACGGGCACGAGCTCGCCGCGGAGTCGCTCCGCGGCGACCGCGTAGACCGCGTCGCCCCAGCCCGGCAGCTTCTTCCAGTCCGACAGCGTGCTCGCGTCGCGCTCGAGCTGCCGGGCGAGCTCCTTCTGCGAGCGCGGCTCGCGGGACGGCGGCGGCAACGCCAACCAGTGTTGGAACGCAATCTGATCTGCGGTCCAGGCGTTGGCGCGGATTGGCGCGAGCTCGGTCGCCACAGCTACGCCGAGACCCGCCACGGGAACGGGACCGCCGTCAGCAGGACAGCCAGGGCCAGGGCGGCGAACATCCCCGCCTCGAGTCCGTCCATCCGTCCGATCACGAGCAGGACCACGGCGACGATCAGGACCAGCAGGGCGACCAGCGTGCCAAGGCTCACTTCCCGTACCCCTTCGGCTTGCGCTTCGGCTTCTCGGCCATCTCCGCGAGCTTCGAGGCCGAGAGATCCGTCTTCGTCTTCTGCCCGCTCCGCGCTCGCTCGAGGTCCGCCCCGAGGAATCGTTGCTGCTTTGCGCTCTTCGCAGGCACGGCATACCCCCCGACCCCGGACTGTGCCCATCATACACCCAGTTTCGACTTTTTGCTCCGAGCTTTCACGTCTCGCCGTGCCAGAGCGCGTCCATCGTCGTGTCGAGCGCGTCGGCGAGCACGGCGAGGGTGTACGCCTTCGGCTCGTGGTGGCCGCGCTCGACGTTGAGCAGCGTGTCGTGGGCGATGCCGGCCGCCTCTGCGAGCGCCGCCCTGGTGAGCCCGAGCGCGAGCCGCCGGCCGCGGACGCGCTCGGCAAACGTGGCAATCGCCGCTCCCCGACGGACGCGATGCTCGCCGATGGTGATTGCGACGTCCGCGACCCGAGACATCGGCACGTCGGACGCCTTCACGGGAGTCGCTCCAGCAGCAAGAGCTTCCGCACTTTGCTCCGCCCGGCACGACGGAACCCGGCCACGAGGAAGCAGTAACCAGGGTTGGCCGACTTGACCGCTGCCGTGTCCACGTACGTGAACAGGCGAGATCCCGGCCAGCGGCCCCAGGCGAGCTCGCATGCCTCACCGATCAGCCCGCTCGACAAGAGCGGCCCTTCGTTGCGGAAAATGGTGCAGCAGACGCCCTCCTGCCCGTCGAGGCGCGGCGCCCCGACGTTGCACTGCCACGCAAAGACCGCGTCACACCCGGCGGTGAGCAGCACCATCGTCTCACCCGGACCCATGAAGTTGTCGGTACGGGCGCGACCTCGCGCGTTCTTCACCGCCGAGTAGTGCCGCCGATACAGCGCGTACGCCCTCGGATCGGCGCGGTGGCTCGGCAGCCAGTTCCAGCCGTGGCCAGGGAACATCTCGACAGCTGCGGCGCCCATCACGCCGGTCCGCCCGTCAGCCTCAGCGCGAGCCTGGAGCGCGCCTCCGGCAGCTCGTCCCACTCCGCCTCGGCAGGGGCGCACGACTGACGGCGCTCCCAGCCGTTGCGCTCGGCCGGCCAGCGTAGCCAGTGGCCGTCGACCTCTGCGACGTAGTCAACGCGGTTCGGGTGTACGTACACCACGATCATCATCACCCCCTGGTGTGCGAGAGCCGTACTTGGTGCGCAGGTAGCGCGAG